TCTCCCTTATCATCGCCAAAGTCCCAGTCAAAAATGGATTTGGCCGGGACTTTGGATATGACTCTGAATGAAACTTCCAGACCTGACGTAACGTACAAAAAGTCCAGATTGTTATTCATATTAGTCTGTCTTATGTAATTTTCATAGATTACCCTTTAGAAGAGGATTCGAATTCTTCCAGCAAAGCCTGAAGAATTGTTTCTACTGTATCATCTTTCTCGGCAACGATTTCATGAAGACCTGCTACCAGTTTCAGTTCTTCCAGGGAATAGCCCTTTGCAAGTTTTTCAAGAGTCATGCCTTTCTTGAACTGAGCATTCAGTCTCTTATCCAACTTTTCGATGTCGGCCTCTGAATACTTTTCGATTTCTGATTTATCAGCAATGATAATCAGATGGCCAGAGGCAATTGCCTTCTGAATCTTTGGTGCACGGAATTGACGACGAGAGAGTTCCTTGTCTTCTCCTCTACAAACGGTAATACCAGTTGATTGGTCATGAAAACTGTAAGCTCTTGGTCCCACAGTTACTGTATATTTATCTTTAGCCATATTTCCTAAGATTTAAAAATGATTAAAGAGAGGATAGGTCTTTTTAGTTACCTACCCTCTCAGGGAATTTATATAGATGAAACCGGACGTCCCTTATTATTCTAGGTTAACCATCAAATATGGGTCTACGTTCATGAACTCGGGGAAACCGAATTCTGAGAACTTCTTGTCAGCAGCCAGCAACAGAGTTGCATCCTGGTACATCTTAGAGAAGCCAGTAGTCAAGCTTGCATAGATTGCCTGAGTCTGGTTAGAAACGATTCTTTCAGATTCAAGCATCAACTGACGAGCAGTAAGCTTAATCAAGGCAGCAGATGTATCAATCAACAGCAACTGTTGGTCGGGTGTACCCGGGTGAATGTAGAAGTCAGCATTCTTGGGAACAGGAGACTTAACATTCAGAGTAGCTTCTGTAGTACCAGAGTGACGATCTTTGAATTCCGGCAAGTTCAGCATTTCGATTGCCTGGTCTTCACCACCAATCATAGTTTGGAAGTTACGTCCCATACGAGCAGCACGTACCCAAATATGCAGAAGGTCTTTGTAAGTGATACCGTTAGTTGTTTCGTATACACCGATTACCGGGGCAGACTCAGAGCCATCAGGGTTGTTACCATTGATAGCAACGTCCATAGCCAGAGTATCCAGAGCATAACCCAACTGAACACCAAAATCACGAAGGTAGATTCCCAAGACATCGAGCGAAACATAGTTACGAACTTCATCAGTAAGTTTGAAACCTTTTCCGATTTTGAAGAGGCTAACTGATTTCTGTCCGAAGCTAACATCACCCAATGGGATAGTTTCTGCCTCATTAACCTTTGCAGGGGCAGCATCCGACATGTTAACCATCGGCATGATTGCTTGTAAACCATTGATTGGTTGGTCAGATGCAATGATATTTGGATAGAACGGAGCCTGGCGCATACCCAATGTGATAGCAGCACGAATGATTTCCGGAACAATCCAACGAATATTCTGTTGGGGCATTGTAAAGATGTTCTGCATCGTGTCCACTTTTGGATTGATGCCCATCTTTTCAAAAAGTTCATCTTCTGAAATACCCCATTTACCGGTAACCAATTCTCCAAAAGTTACCTCTACAGGCTTCTTGTCCTGTGAACCGGAACGAACAGCTTCCAAGCTTCTTACCATTTCCGGCAGCTCATTCATAAAATCCTGAGCCTTCAACTTTGTAATATCTATTTTATTTTCCATAACTTCTTTTCTCTTATTTGATGAGTACTTGAATTACCTCATTTGCCTCTTCTGCTGGATTAAGGGCAATGAACTGGGTTGAAGTTGCTTGGTTAGCTTTTACGAATCTATCGTTAAGCAATTCTCCATCGGGAGTTACATAGCCAGCTTCGATATTTTCGTTTGATACCCAGTTACAAATCATGTAACCTTCCATAGCTACTGTTACCTCTACCGGGAAATTTCTTTGAGGTTGATAAGCAGGGTTAACGTTATCCGTTACTGCTACACCCAAATAAACTTGAGTAGCTGTATCAGTGCAAGGGTAAATCAAACCTTCTTCATTCAAAGCCACTGGCATACCCTGTACGATTTTCTCTCCAGCTTTAACATTGAAAGCCTGGTGCAATTTGTGTGACTCACTTTTGTAAATCACCGCTCTCGGGGTTCTTTCCCCAAAGAGAGTAAGTTGCTGAGGGTCGTTTACGATTTTAGTTTTTTCCATAACGCGGATTATTTATATTAGTTATTTGATTTTGTTTCGATACAAGTTATCGATTACATTCTTAGTACTCGGAGATTCTGAATTCCGTTGGGTATCAGTACCCTGGGTTCCAGTTTTACCCTCGGTATCATCCTCAGCAATTGAGGAAGCACGGTTGACGTCCTTAGAACCACATTTTGAGCAAGTGAGAGGGAACTTCTCTTCCAAGCGAGCTTGGTAATCCTTGGTCAAGGAAATAAGAGTAGTAATACCAGTAGTCTCGGCATTGAGCATCGTAACGATTGTCTCATCTACCTTATCACCCATCAACTTCTTGTAGGTTTCTACGGCATTTTCACGTAGAGAAGCAATATGATTCTTTCCTACGGTTGCCATTTCCTTCAAGTTAGCTACTTCGGCATTCAAGTTGGTAATCTGTTCCGTAAGAGAAGTTTTCTCTGTAGTAAGATTATCTACCGAAGTTTGCAATTCGTTTCTGGATGATACCAAAGTCTGAATGCAGGCAATTACATTTTCCTGATTCATCTCTTTACCTTCTTCCAGGGTAAGCATGTTATCCCCAAAAAGGATTTCAAGAAATTTTTGTAATTCGTTCATGTTATCTTTATTTGAATGATTATCATTGGCATCATTATCATTAAAAGAACCCTGAGTATCGTTCTTTTCTTGATATGATGTTAAATCTGATTTATAATCAGTAAAGAAGTATTGCTTCGATTTATCGTCTCTGTATTCTTCATAAGATGCCCAAGTTCTTTTGGCAAAGGTTGGGTTAATGATTTTACCATCCGAACCAATTTTCTGGGCAAATGAATCAGCACCATGTGAAACTAGTGAGGTCTCAAGGTAACGAACAATTTCAGTAACAATTCTACGTACCATAACTCCCTTAGAGTCATAAGTACCCAGTTTCTGATAAAATTCGTTATCTTCCATTTGGGGATGGGATTTATCCCACTTAAATTGTACAGTAACTGAATTACTATGAATTGAAGGAGGTTCCATAAGGATGCCTCTAGCAATTCTTGGGTTTGCCTTACCATCGATTTTCAGAATACCGTTGATACCAGCGGGTATAGTAAAGCTACCGTCTTTATAGGATTCCTGCCACATTACTTGTGATACAGCACCAATAGCATTACCGATGTTGGTTTCATGGTCACAGTTTACTGTTTGACCAAGCAACATCTTCATAGAAGCCTTTAGTACTCCATTCTGACCAAAGTCTGTCGGGTTCCAATTCTTAGATACAATTGTTTCCGAAAGTAATCTGAACATTGGTTCGATAAACTCTTCATCCTTAGGAGTTAGTTCCGATTTGTCTAGGTTGGGATAGTAAGTATTATAATCTATATCCCCTCCCCAAAACCCAAATTGAGCAATGGAATCCGGTGTAGGATTTTTCCATTTGTAATAATTCTCTGAGAAAGCCTTGGCTCCCACTGCTTCTGGGATATACCCAGCCATAATGGTATGGCCTTGACCTATCACCATAGAATCAAGATGCTCTTTGTTTTTCTTTGTAAATTTACTCATCTTGCTTTAGTATTTTGGTCTCCTCGAGAAGGAGCCGGGTTATTCTTATCTCTTGACCTACGAGCAGATTGGTTTTTATCATCTTGCCTTTGTTTCTTCTTAGTACCTTCTTGTGGGTCTGTATTACCCCCCTTAGCAAATTGGTCCTCAAGTGAAACTCTTGGTTCTTTTTCATCTGGTGAATCATAACCCATTGCCCAAGCATATTGCTCTTGGCTAATGATACCTGCCTTATACAATAAGTCAAGGTTCTGTATCTTATACTGAAGACCTTGTTGGATTTTAACTTCATCAGAAACTGTAGAAGTTCCCCAATCAATCTTCATTCCCTTATTATTAAAGCCTGCCAGACGCAGTTCTAGAGAATAAAGTCGGTCCAATACATAAGCTACAAGCATTTGGATATTTTTTAACTGGCTAATCATTTTAGACAGCATTATACCCGTTGCACCTTCACCAGTAGTAGATGATACCCCAATGATAGAGCCATTAACTCCCAACCCATTTGCTACAGATTGTTGATTCATATTCCAAGGCTTCTCGATATTACCGAGCTCCTTAGTAGTAGAGTTGAGTTTGAATTCATGGTCATCTATGTAACCAGCAACTACCCCATCCTTCATACCCTCTTTAACATTACGTTTGAGGATATTGAGTTCATGATATAATCTGGATTCATAAGCTTTGATACTCTCATTTGGCCTTTGTGGAGATTTCTGCATCTTAGCTTCTAAGAAACCCACCATACCACAAATCTCCATGATATGTTTGAAGTTAATCTTCATATCATTTTGTCCTTTGAGGGAATCCAATGCAGGCATAAATGGAGGAACTCCATAAGGTTCATCTGTATCATTGAACATACCAACATAAAAATAGGTTTCTGGGTTAAGCTTAATGTAATCTTGTTGCTTAACAAAGAAATTCATATTCTTTTGGTAAGGAGCATACACCCCATTTAATTCACGTTTAAACTTGATGTGTTCTGGCTTAAGGAATAATACCGTAGCCAATCCATCAAGCTTGTCATTTGGTACGCCTTCTACAGATATTGCCCCACTTACAAGAAGTTGAACAATCATTTTATTAACTAAACCATCTATACCAGCAGTATATCTGGTCCATCCCTTGGTGGCTTTCTTAAGATGTTCTCTCATCTTTGAAGCCTCTTCATCGGTATTATTAGGGAAAGTTACTGTATGACTGGTGTTAGCTAACTTAAACATATCTTGTAATGCAATGCCCATATCAGGATTTACCTTATATAAATCCCGAATTAAAGGTATCACATCAACACGAAAAGAGGGTTCAACTAATTTAGTCAACCCTTGTAATGATGTAATTAAGTTATCGCTATCATCGTCAACTGAAACCCTACCAGGTGAAATTGATGTGGCAGGCTTCTCCTCTTTATTAGAGGATGTACCATTCTTGGGAGGGTCCTTCTTACGTCCCCAACCCCAACTAAAATTGAAGTACTTTTTCATCTTGGTTGTACGATTACGTTAGTTTTTCCTTTCCTTATGTGATTACATATTGCTTTTCCAAAGATATCATCATCGGCATATACATCTCCTTCAAGGTCTACATCTACAGCTGAATTGTTAGCCCTATGTTTACCCATTGCAACAGGTCTACCTAAACCATCATAAATGAAGGTATAAGCTTCTTGTACAAAGAATGGGTCCTTAATGATTACGTGATCTAATCGAATATCTTCTTCCAAGTTTTCTATTATCACTGAACGATTCTTTTGGGTGGTTAACCAACCAGGGGATTTATCCATTTCAGGTCTACTTTTACCTTTTTTCTTCAGCATCTTCTGGTAGTAGTAAAGGTTAGGGTAGCCTTCATCTTGAAGCTTAGAAGTTACTGATAAACCAACGTCATTGGATTCTGGAGCTATTACTGCCCAGTTAAACAACTTCCCAGTATCACCAAGTAACTTAGCATAAGCTCCCACTGCCATTCTTCCCTTATATACTACTTGTTCTTCTCCTAGCTTATCCATACAAGTAAATGAAGAGTAGTCAGAAGCTCTACCAGTTGAAACGTCTGCACCAATGAAATATTCTTTATCTGATTCGGGTTCACAGAATTGTCGGTATTGACCATTAAATCTCTTCTTAATAACTGGGTAATCACTAAGGCAGTCTTCGATAGCTTTAATATCGGCTAAATCGAAGACTGTATTACCAGATGATAAGAAGTCACCATCAATTTCTTGTGCAGTTCGTTTTGCTCCCAAAGCAGAAGACATTTGGTTATACCAATTGATATCTCGTTCTGGGTGCATTTGCCAGTATAATCGAATTGGGTTAAAAGGATTACCTCCTGCAATGGCATCTACCCAAGTTGAGTGATAGAAATTACCAACTCCATAGGGAGTGGAATTGACGATGGCAGCTCCACCAGTGGAAAGAGTAGGAAATGCAGCAGCCCAAATTTGAGCAGCCCATCTTACTATTGCTGCCTCGTCAATTACCAGAAGAGAAAGGGATTCCGAACGACCGGCTTCGGATGATGTCGGAATAGATTCAATAAATGACCCATTATCAAATTCTATCATGGAAGCAGAACCGTATTCTCCAGCTCTACCATTGATTATGGGAGTTTGAAGGTACCATGGAAGATTCTTGTACATGAACTTAATCTTCTTGAGCACCTTCTTAGCAGTTGTGTCTTTGATAGAGATAATGTTTATCTTTTTGTTGGGATGGTACATCGCCAACCAAAGACAGTACATAGAAATAAGTTCTGTAATTCCTGCCTGACGGAATTTGAGAATGATATTGAATCGTTGGGCAATGAAATTGTAGAGAACAGATTTCTGAAAGGGGTATAAATCGAATCTTACCTTTCCTCTTACTGGATGTATCACATAGCAAAAAAGGCTAAAAAAGAAAACATCACTAGAAACTCGGGATAGGTTTGATAGCTCCTCCCGAGTTAATGTAGTTCTAGTTTCTGAGATAGTCTTTGCCATTACTTAAAAGTTATACGTTATTTGAAATTCGATGTCAGTACCCATCCCTGATTTTATCTTTGGGTAGTAAAAGGTATTGACTCCGAATTTGTAATTAAATCTCTTAGTCTTGATTGAAAGACCAGCTCCCATATCGAAGAGGTTATTGAAAGGTCTGTATTTGCCATAAACGTATGGACTAAGTGATAACCTTGCAACTTTCTTTCGAGTTAATTGACCTTCATACCAGTTGTAGTTGTACTTATCTAAATCGATTGGGAATAGTCTAGTTGAATAAGTGTTAGTCTCCTTATTGAACAGACTTAAGTTCAACTTATCTTTCTTCAAAACAATTTGAACCAGGGAATCTTGGTCACTGATAACTGGCTGCCTTAGCATGGAATCAGGAAAGAGAGTTGGCTGCTTATTATCATGAACTAAGATTTTACCTGGTTCAATTTTTTCTGAGTACTTCTTCTCTGGTTTGAAGGGTTTCTCTGTGTATACTGTATCTGGGATTTCATTGACCGCTAGTTCCAGGGAATCAACCTCTCGAGAAAGTTTGTAATTCCTGAAGCAAAGGTAAATAGTAAATCCTAGAAGTACAATGAACAAGGCCCTCTTTAAATTCTTCATGTTCAAAAATTTTAGGAAGTTCGCACGCTTTAATGATACTATCTATTCGGTAATCGCTTAGCGATTACCTTTATCGAACGAAGTGAGATAATATCCAAATATACTACTTACGATATGATATATGAATAGCTATATATACGCAGATAAATATATAGATATATATACGTAGTATATTATATATCTATATATTTCAAGGCACCCCAGAAACTTATATATAAGACTTTATATATAAAGCTGAAACTCAAGGTTTCTTGGTATTTGCCTTTTTGAGGCATTCCTTAAACCAATAACCTATTTCACCTACTGCCCCTTTGGCAATTGTATATCTTGCCTTGTTAAGCCAGTAATGGTAATCCTTAAAATCACCTTCGAAGGTATCACCATTCTTGTGAAGGTAAACTTTGAATTTATCTGGGAATCCCATAATTGCCTTGAAGTCTTCGATTCCCAAAGGATAACCATCTGGTCTGAATTGCCTATCTGCAGGTCTGAGAGTTAATGGGGGTTTATCATACTCTAATCGATATACTCCTGGAAGAGTACTCATCTTTGCAGTTTTGATAGGCCACTTCTTTTCATCTTTAAAATCTCTAACCCAGAGTCTATGTATCTTTGCTACTGTAAGATTCTTCTTTTCAGGAAGCTTTCGATAGTCATACATTGCCAGAGTTTTACTCATAAACGGAATCTGGTTAGTATTATTTTCCTGAGAGAATGTGAGTGGTTTAAGTAGATTTCTAGTAATTGTTGGGTTTTTTACTTGAAATACTTCATCAAAAGCATTCAAATATTTCTTACCAGTTTTTCTATGTACTCCAATGATAAGTAATCTCTTTCGTGATAACTGTGAGTTACCGTAGTCAGAAACGCTTCTTTCGTGAAAAATAAGTTTATAGTCTTCAAGAGTTTTTTGAAGATATTCTTTTGGGAGCAAAGATATCAAACGAGGTAAGTTTTCAATAAGAAATATCTTAGGTTTATAATGTAAGATTGATTGAATTACTAGATTCAGGGATTTATTCTCTTGGGGATTGCCCAATTCTTTTACTTTTGAAAGCCTCATAATAGAAGATGCTCCACAGTCTGGACTTGAAAGTATGATGTCTGGCTTACAATCTGGGAAGGTTTCATCTTTATAATATGGTATACCACCAAAGTTCAATTTCCACTGCTCTAAGCCTTTAGTATAAAATACTCCTCGAGTTTCTATATTAGCTATCAAATTCTTTCTAAAAGGGAACAAAAGGATGCCTGCACCAGCAGACACCCCTAATACTTTTAATTTTTTCATTTCTTGTAGCTTCTCAATTTAATGTACTTAATCCAAGCAAATGGCTTACGGTCTTCCAAGTAACTCAGGTACTTATCATTGTTGTGGGCTTCTTCTTCGAAACTTACATCATGATATCTTTCGTTCTGTTTATTCCACTTGGCAAAGCACATGATAATTAGGTATTCAATAACATACCAAAGGTAGAAGAATCCAAAAGTCAGAGCCACTACCCACCAAAAGGATATATCAAATGATAACCAGAGTATGATACCAAGTACTAAACCCACTATACTACATTCAATCTGTTGTACCTGATGAATACACTCATGATTGATATCATCGGGTTTACACTCTTCTACTTTGTGTTTGAAGAATGAGTTATACACCAGAGTAATTGCTTTGTAACTGGGGAAAAGAAATACTTTTGCTACCCAGCTGTTAAAATGACATCTTTTCATAATTTATCTTTGAAGTTTTCGTAAGCATTTCTTAGTTTTTGGTCGTAGGCATTCTGGGCATACCCGGGACCATTGTATTTTCTGGCAAAGCCAGCCCAGTCCTTTTCTTTGAGATTACTCAAACAACCAGAGTTTTTCATGAAATAATACATGAGTTCTAGTTGATTTGCATGAGATTCCGACATCTTATGAACGAATTCGAAGACATCTTTACATTCACAGAGGTTGTGATTGAACCCACAAATCTGGAACATACCCCAACTTGCAGACTTCAATGCACATTCTTCGTCAATTTCTTTGGCTAATTCGAGTCTTTTGTACTCGTGTACACCTCCCAAGTACTTCGATTTATCCCATTTAGGGAAGAAAATCGTAGAATATCTCTTACAAAGGTAAGCTAAATCTCTGTCAGGGAATTTCTTATGTACTTCTTTGTACATAATGTGACCCTCAAAGAGAATTTGAGGCCTACCATCAGCTAAAAACCCATCTCTACCTGCTGCTTCTACCAATTGAACAGCTTTCAATAGAGCAGGTTCTAGACCTAAGCGAATAGCAAGGTCTTTAATCATTTCATTTGTTAGTTTATCCATAACTTATCAGTTTTAATGGTTCAATTTTAGTAACAAAAGTATTGCTTATAACCCATTTTCAATATGTTTAGAGGTTCTATTATCATATATAACTTATAAAATAATGCAATATGGACAAGAAAAATGAGTGCCAGATATGTGGCAAACCAATTAATTTAGAGGAATTCGATGAAACTAGAGAGATTCCCCAACTTATGGCAAGAAAACAAGTTTGTTTTCAATGTGCTTTTTGGTTTAATCGATTAGCTTATGATAAAGAGCTTGAGAAAGAGGGTAAAATTGCGGTAATTACTCCCGATTATTCTCATTGGATAACTAGAGTACCGGGAAGTATTTTAATGGTGCCCTCGGCTTTTGGTAGTATTTACCAAACTAAACTCCAACCAGTAAACACTCTGGGAGTTATTGATGAAGACCGAGAGAAACTTTTCATTATCCGTTATAATAACATCGCTCACCAGGGCACTATACCAGAGCATCTAAGAGATGCTTTTAAAGTAAATGGGGTATTTCTATCTCCACAGGAATACAAAATGCTAGAAGATTATCGGGGCAATGCCTATGAATTTATTAAAAATATGATTGATAATGCAATAAATAAGAAATAATTTCGTATATTTGCATAAAGAAAATTTCTAAATAAAATAGATATGAAAAAAGAAAAGAAAGAAATCAAAAAGCTCAAAGAGGGGGATGAGGTTATCTTCACATTATCTGGAAGACCCATCATTGAGAAAGTTACAGTGGAATCTATTGATAAAAAAGGTGGATTCGCAATGCTCAGTAACCGAGTAAAAGTTGCAAGAACCTTGGGTCCTGATGATACATATCCAAGATTGGATGGGCAAAAGGGAGAAGTTCGTCCGCTTACCGAAGAGAATGAAAAGGTTTTCCTTGCATATAAGGCCTATTTCTCAATTAAGAGAAACATAGAATTACTTGATAAAGGGATGAGAAGTATGAAAGATTCGAAAGCTTTCGATATGATGGTTGAATTTGATAAGAAGCTTACCAAGATTATTAACAAATACCTCAAAGAACAATGACTACAGTATTAGCAATAATTTATTTGGTATGCTTACCGTTCACTGTATTTTTTGTAAGGGTTTGCTTGGATTATTTACCCTATACTCACAAAATACACTCTCTCGTTTTATTCATCTCGGTATGGTTGGTATTACCACTATTTCCGATTTACCTATTAACCAAGTACCTAAAACATAAGTTGCTATGAGATTCTTTTTTGATAGAGACGGTGATTATGCTGGGACATCAATGCAAGGGTGGGAGATACTTCTCCTACTCTTATTCCCAATTACATTAATAATCTTCTTCGTATTCTTACCTTTCTTCATATTATATAAGTATGATTCTAGAGAAGAAGATAAAAAATACGAAGAAGAACATCCAGAAATACTAAAAGCAGATTCTTATATTACCTGCTGGTATCCCTGGCATAGGTATTCTGTTGCATATACTTTAGCTTTGATATTTTGGGTATGTGGGTTACTAATTAGCATACTGAATTAATTATATGACTGACACACTATATATGTACTTAGAGTCTTCTTGAGGAGAATAACCATAATCTACTACTTGAGGATTAGCCCCATTTTGAATGGCAAAGGTATTTCTTGAAATTGCACTACCTTTGACTAAAGTATAAATATACTCTTTTACATCACCAGATGATACACCATATTGAATCTGTAATCTAAAGGTTATATTGCTATCTACTAGTTGATCTGACCTTATATCACAACGGGCCTGGGTGGTAGAGTTTGGGCTTTTAAATACACTTATTGTGATGTTAGCTGTAATTTTAGCCGTAGTTTGAGTTACTGGTATACTCAAGTTAGCATCCCCACAGGTTAAGAAGATATACCCTGAACGGTTAGCTCCAGTTTGATTACTCGATAAAGCGGTCAGGGATAACATGTAATGGTTCTCAAGAGTACCAACTGGGGTAACGGATACTGAGCACCAATCGGGAGCACTACCCACATGGGGAGTTTCTGGCTTTTTAGACCCATCACTACCCTTTAAATAGGCCATCACAAGGATTTGAGCAGTATTACCTTTACTATCACCTAAAGGCAGTGAGTTTGAAACCATTTTTATGTATCCAGTATAGGTTACACCGGATCCCTGAGTAACTGTGAGATTGATTTGGTTATTAGACTCATTTTGGGTAAATATCAGAGTAGTAGACCTTGAGGACCCAGTATTTTCCGAATAGTTAATTTTTACATCTAAGTAACCATCTCCAACGGTAACTCCTCCCCAAGTAGCCCAACTTACTGAGGCTGAGCCCAAAGTACAAGAGGGTGTAGAGGTTGAAACTACTTTGCCATTTACCAGTTTCCTTTTGAGGGAAGTGATACGGTAGGTTATAGTACCACCCTCTGAAGATACAGTATCTGTACCAGTATCAGTAATTGCACGTGCTAGTTTGAATAATGTTTTTTCTTCCATATCTTTATAAGTTTTTGGTTTATAGAAAGAACTTTGATATTGTAATCTGCCAGAGGGATAAGGTGGATGAGAGCCAGGGATGTTTTATTCTCTGGTTTCTCTGTGTGTTATGTGGGCATGTGTGGTGTGGGATATCTTGGCATGCCCTTATCACGAAGAGTGATTTTTGTGGGGTACTAAAATGAGTATTTGCCTTCAAGGTACCTCTTATAGCGAAAGCCTAAAATTTCCTGGTACTAAAAGGAGAGTACGGTTCCCTTAAATTTAACATTTGAAAATAAAAAGTAAGGGACAAACATTTTTATTTATCCCTTTGCTTTCTTTCAATCTTTAAATGTTTCGTTATTGTCTTTCAAAATTTCTTTTAAGTCTCTATAACATTGAATTGCTAAATAAATTACACCAACAAATAAAAATATATTTAATAACATAGAATTTAATTTTTAAGTGAGTAGGGAAATATTTCCCTACTCTGATTTGTTTTTACTTCAAAGAGTTTTTCACTATTTCAAGCCCTTTTATTAGAATTGCTTTCTTTTCTTCTTTTGTATTTTCGGATGCAATAGAATTAAATGAAAAATCATTCAGCGTATAGACTTGTTTATAAAAGTCTATAAATCCCTCAATTAGTTTTTTATCTGCATTGTTTGCAATCGTGGAAAGAAAATTGAAAGTTACATTTCTGAACTTTTTGCGTAACGATTTGATTTGCTTTTCGTTTGCACCCTCAAAAAGTTCTTTTTTGTAAATTTCTGTTTTTGTCCCTAAAGAAGTTTTGAAAAGACCCGCGTTTTTTTCTTTTACGCTTTTCAATACGTCTAAAGCAATTAAACTATTTGCTTTGCTGTTTGCTACTGCTTTTTCTACATTCACGTTATTAATTTGCTTTTTCATAATAAAATGCTTGAAAGTTTTATTATTAATTATTTTTATTACCTTTTCAAATAGACTTTCAAGACTTTTTAAACTATTCTAATAAGGTAGTATTTATTTCATTTCTGTATTGCAAATATAAGAACTATTTTTTAATCTACAAAATTTTTAGAAAATTATTTTCTTAAAAAGTTTTAAATAAAAATTCATTCAAATATCGCTTTGTTTTTCTCACATTGCAAAGATACGAACTTTATTTTAATCTACAAACATTTTCAAGAAAAATTTTTGAGAAAATGAATAATTTTATTTTCAAAATTATTTTTGTGAAAAATTCATAAAATAGAAAATATTGTGCACTTAATATTTGCACTTAATTTTGGGGTTCACAAGGGTAATCTTCACACGCCTTGTAGTGGGCATATATGATATGTATATGGATATTCCTATATGGCTTATGCCTGTCCTCTTGAGAGTGTATTATATACCTGTATATTGAAGGCCCTTAATGGACTAAGGTGATAAAGAATTAAGGCCGATTAGCTATATCCCTATTATTGCCCTCTAATAACCTATTAGGTCCTAATTCAATAAGGCCATATAGGGACTATGGTAAGCCTATAGGGATTAGGATAGCCTATAATGGCTTACTAAGTTAGCGTAAGTAAAAACCCAGAACCTAAGTTAGGCCTGGGCTTAGGTGTACCTAAGTTAGCGATTAGGCTTCTGCAATTTAGGTTCTCATTTGATTAGGGATTTTAAAAGGTTGATATTTTGTTCGGCATTCTCGTAAAGAGTTTCTGGTTCTTCGAGCAAGTCAATGTAATAATCAATTAGTTCTGCATGTTCTTCCTCGTCGAAGCAATCCTGATAATGTTGTAATTGAGCCAGGATTAATGGTTTGTATTTTTCCTGTTCAAGGGTAAGGGTTGCACCGTAGAGTACCATGTCCAGTTCATCTACGTTATAATCGAAATATTGGTCATCGCCGCCTCTGAGCAAGTCCATTTGATTTAGGATTTCCATTAGGTCGAGTTCTAGGGATTTCTTATCGGAATAAGTATATACCCAGAGCATTTCGAGTGAAGAATCGGATATTTCCTTATAGTTGGGGTCATCCTCGGCAATTTCGAATTCATATGTATTCTGAGCATGTGACATAGGCATGGAGCCTTGAATAGAGATAATGTGATAAGGGTTTCGTGCAATGATTAAAGCAAGGATTGAGGTAGATTTTAATGTATCCATAATTTTTAAATTTTATTGATTAGTATTTTTTTTTAATTTTGATATGCAAATATAAAGACTTTATTTTAATTATGCAATAACCTCAATTGCCTTGTGAGGTCCTTAATAGCCTTGAAGGTTAATTTGCCTTTATCCCTCTAAAATCCCCAGAGGCCATGAATGGAGATTGCCATTTACCTTCCCTACCTATACCTAATATTATATAATACCTAATGGCTCTAGGCAATCTAGGTACCCCTAAATCACAAAATTGTCCTAGAATACAAAAGTTAATGCTAATATAAATACTAAGCAAATAAATTACATACTTACTAGGAATATTACCTAAATATGCCCCTTGAAGGCCTTAAATCCTATAAACCATTTAGCCCTAAAACCTAATATCCTATTTACCTAATCCCCTACCCAATGCTTATTATATAATACATAATATAATAACTTGGTGAAGGTAATCAAGGTAAATTGTGATGGCCATTAATCGACTGTGTACTAAAGCTATACTACCTACATACATAGAAGCTACATAACATATCTGTATTATATAATCCCCTACCTTCGAATTACCTTGAATGCAATCTATAATATAATACATATAAAGGGTACTCAAGGCAATCTGATTTAGGGGCCATTAATGGTCGGATTTATTTGCCTTTTTAGGCCTTTTTGAGTTTGCCTTTAAAGTGTGTAGTAGAGCTATATGGTATAGTGGCTATATAGTGAGTTGAGTGGCTTTGTATAGTAAGGTAAGTTTGCCTAGCCTTGTTTGCCTAAATCCCCAAAACCCCCGGCGAGGTACCTTGATATATGTATTAGGTATTATTATATTAATAGATGGTATATTAGTTATAGAGGGGATAGGTAGATATTGTACCTTAGTTAGCGTTAGTATGATTTTGTTTTATTTTTGTGTTGGGTGGTGTGGGAGGTACCCGGTATTTATTCCAGGTACCTTGTGGGTATTTATTCGATTAGGTATACCTGTATGAAGGCATATACTAAAAGGATTATGATTAAATTCATTCTGTAGATGAATTTCTTTGTTAGGTAGGCTTCTTCATTTAGGATTAGAAGCCAGATCGTTACGATGAGTAGAATTAGTGATTTCATAATTTTTTAGTATTATTGTATGTATCTTAGTATAATCCTATATGTGTAGGATACCAGGATTAGTGATGAGGTGTATAGGGTTAGGATTAGGGTTTGTGAGATGATATACCTTATTTTGTTTGTTGGGTGGTGGTGTTTGTAGGCTTGGTATATTTTCTCATTGCGTATGAGGGTTAGGATAGTTCCTACGGATAGGATTATTCGGATTATGTGATAGAGGATGTTCATTTCTTTTTGTTTCTTAGTTTCTGTTGGGTACGGAGTAACTTATTATACTGGGCTTGGGGATCACTTAGGTATAGAGTGTAATCATTTTTGTTACTGCCTGGATTAGGGAAACGTTCTGTCCAAGTATCTTGGTGGGGTATGTATATTAGGTCTTTCTTTTTCATGGTAGTGATATTATATCGATTATGGTTATATCTATTAGGGGTATCTGTAGTATTTCTCTTATCTGTAATCTTATGTGTTCGGAGTGGGGGTGATTGTTGTTTATCTCTTGGTTGGGGTACCTTAGATATGGCCTTAGTTCCTCAGTTCTGTAGGGGATTACCATTTCTTCTGTGAACCCCTCTGTGTAGTCTTTAGTGTGTCCTGGTACCTCGAAAGATACCAGGAATTTTCCTTTTGTTAGCATGGCTCTGGTTCATTGGTTAGAATTCTTATATCGGTATACCGATTCATGTATTCCCTCTCTGATGATATGTCTAAGCATTTACATGCTATGTAGTGACCGTACATTGATATACCGGATTCGTAGCCTTGGTCATCATTTAGGAAGTTAGCTAATGGTATTTTGTCTACTGAGCATACCTTTTGTTGTCCTGGTAGGGTTTCGGAATCTGTATATCCTACAAAGTCATAAGTATCGGTATTATCGGTCATGATAGAGAATATTTCGATTAGCCAAGTAAAGTCCTCTAGAGGTACTCTGTCTAGCCATTCCCATCCGATTGGGTATTGGTTTACTGTTATGATTGGTTTCATGATGTTAATTGAGTTGAGGGTTAAACACTTGTTTTGGTTGGCATAATAGGCAGCAATGAGGATAACCTGCTTCATCGAGGATTCCCAGTATAAGATATCGATTGGTATCTCTGGGAATTTCGAAATAGAAAGCTGGTTTCATGTCGCCATCTATGAATATAAAAACTATCTGAGTGTTTTCTAGTAACCCATTTAGTTGTACATGAGAAAGGTAGTTATAAATAGCTTTCCTTTGATTTCTTGGGTTTTTATCCCATGAGATGAGCATATCGTCATACCAATTTGGATTATCGCATAGCTTTTTAAGTTGTTGTTGAATATACGGTGTCATGATTTGAAGTAATAATATAAGTCCTCGATTAGTTTATCCTGTTCTTCCCATATAGTATCTGATACTACGTATTCTGATACGAAATAGTTATAGAAAGGCCCAAATAGTATTTTTAATACTATGTCCTTGAGTTCGATATTGAGTTGTTCCTCTTCTTCGGTAGAACTGGGTTTGATTGCCTGAAGTTCTGCCTTATAGGATGCCGTAACGGCATCCTTTAGGGTTTGAATATATTCTGGGTTAGTTTCCTTGAGAATACTTAATTGTGATTTGAGTTCTTTACTTATCATGGGGCTTAGCGATTATGGATATGAATCCCTGTGGATATTGAGTATAGAATAATTGGTAGTTCCCTGTGGGCAAGAAGACTTGCATTATATTTGCAAGTAAGGGATAGATTTTCCATTGGTTTTCCTCTAGAAACTTGTTCCAGTCTTCAGATTCTTCTGGATAATTCCCAGATAGTTGGATATGGTACTGTTCCTGGTCAGCAACAAATAGGTTAGTTACTACCTGTATTTCATCTGATTCCTTTTTGTATTGGGTGATTGGATACCAGATGCCTTCGGTTTTCCATTTATTAAGTTGGAACAAGGACATGCCCTGTTCCAGTACGTTTAAAAGTTTATATAAGTTTACCATAGTGATTATTTATTAAGTTGTCTAATTAGTTCTGATGCAGCCAGGGAATCAAAGAGTGGGGTTTCTCTTTTGTCGGATTCCCATTTTTCGAGAGCATTATATGTTGCCGTATATTGATATATCATGTCCTCATCTTGTTCCTCGTCCTGGATGAATTCCCGGAGATGTTTTTTGAGTCCAGTAATTATGTAATCCTGATGTTCTGGAGTTAATTGAGGAATACCAAATATGATAGCCTCTACCTGTGCGGGTGAATAATCATAGTATTGGTCGTCAGCACCCTTTGTTAGATCCATGTGAGAAATAATGTTTTCCCGGAGATTTTCGAAGAGAACTTCCTCTGAAGCATATGTGATGATATATCCTGAGATATAAGCAGCAAAAGGTTCATCCTCTAAGTCGATTAAGTAAACCTGGATATTGGTATCTTCCTTGTTAATGAGAAGACCATCTGAGTAATCATAAGTATAAATGGGATGAGAAGCAAGCAGTTCCCGGATGGCCTCTAAATTTTTTAATTCTTTCATAACGTCTATATTTAAAATTATTTGAGAAATATTTCTCACTGCAAATATACAAAATTATTTCTAAACTTGTTTCTATAATTACTTTTATTTTTATAAATAGGGAGGTTCTGGGAGGTGTTTTGAGTGCCTCCCAGAAGATTTTGTTAATATTGCCCTGTCATAGTAATGATAATGAAAAGGGATTCATCATTGAAATGTACCTGGATAGTATCTCCATAGGAGTTTGACATGTAATGAGAATTAGGGTTAAGTTCTTTTAATGGGTGATGTTCATCCCAATGAGAATTAATGAATTCTATCACGTATTGTTCAAAAGCATCGGATTCTCTGCAGTAGGTTTCTGCCTTTTCGTCATCGTCTATAGGATAATCCCGGAATTGGAGATTAAGAGTTCCCATATAGGATTCATCCGGATTTGAGATTTCGTTAACTGATTGAGCAGTGTAACCAAAAGCATCAAGAGTTCCATTGAAGTAACCCATAATGTGATTTGAGATTTCGTTAATAGTTGTCATAAGAAATAAGTTTTGTGACCCTGTTCGAGGTCGGTTAATAATTATATTTATTTTTCTCTTATGCAAATATATAAATAATATTTTAAATATGCAATAATTAAGGGAGCCCCGATGTTAGTGTTTCTGAACTCCCTGAGGATATATTAACTGGTTAGGGATTAGTATAATTCATCGGCCAATAATGGTTCCTTGGGCTTATTTAATTTCTCCTTAGAACGTCTGGTAGCCCAATTCTCGTATGGTTTGTAACTAAAGGTACGAGTTGTTTCATCGTATGCAGCATATACCATTTGTTTACGGGATATTCTCCTTCCGTAAGTTTTCTTAAGATTAGCAAACCAATCTAGATACTCCTGTAAAGAGTTAAAGATTTCTTTGTTCCCGTCTAAATCATTTTTAGGACGGGTTTTCCATGTTGCTTCTATATAGCATTGGTGTAAAGTGATTGAAATAAAGTATCGGCACCAACTACCACCAAAGATAGTGCCCGTGGAGAATTCTATCTCCCGAGCAACTAATGGACTAACGTTATACTTTGTCATGCGATTGAGAAATTAAGTTGGAAAATCCAGTTGTTTCTATCGAGTTGATTGAATGATATGAACCTCCCATCGTTATCGGTAAATTCATTCATGAATTGAACTGCAGCAGATGCTAATTGTCCCTTATAGGGATTAGTATCGGCAGTTATTATTGATTCGAAAATGAAAGAATAATAGGTAGTATCATAAATTTGTACCTGGTTTATATCCAAGCAATTGAGTTTGTAATCATCCTCTAGTTTGATTAAGAGTCCCATTAGGAAATTAAGAAGATTACCCTGTTCATCAGAGTCAAGTTCAAATGTAGATTTCTTTTCTAAGAAATTGCGAACTACCTTAGTTAGTTCGTCTGCTTGATTGTAAGTTACTGAGTTCGTTTTCATATTTTTGTCTATTTTTAAATTGATATGCAAATATAAGCATTTTTATTTTTATAGAAAAATATATCTATTTTATTTTTAGGGAGGCTGAGGATGTGTATACGCTAAGAAAGGCAGTGGATTAGACTGCCTTTCAATTATTAAGGTAATTGGGGAGTTAGCAAGTATAAAGCCTCTTTTATAATTGAACTCTCCATAGGTTTTAAAGAAGGTTCCTTGTACATTAGTCCACCTTTCTTCTTTTCGTTTTCAAATACTTCATGTATGGCTTGCTTTAGTTTAGTAGCTAATATCTCTGATAACTCCTGAGATTTAAGAGAGGTAAGTAACCCATTTCGTATTTCCCTAATATCCTGGTCATTTTCAGTGATAGGTTTTGCTTCTACTAATTCTTGTATACCCAAGTGATATTCATTAAGCAGTTCATACCCCAAATGTTGTAAGTCATTAAAGAAGATACTAAACTCATCATAAGTAAGTCTAGTATCAAAACCTACTCCATGATATAGTTGTACTAAAGGAGTAAGGATTCTTCTTAGTGTATTGAAATCCTTTAGATGGTCTAATTCTATCTCTGACCTAATTGGTACTTTATATACCTTTTCACCCTTCAGTACCACTAGCAGAACCATTAGTCTTGGTGGTAGTCTTTTCTCGTTCATAAGCAAGTTTTTGTATTATAAGTTGTACATAGGTATTTCTCTCTTTATAGATGAACATTACCGAGAGAAGTATCTCATGTTTCGGTAATATCATTTGTATGAAATTGCCTGGAGCAATCACTGTAGCTACTACTGGAGAATCCTCCTGAGAGAAATTCTCTAATATCATTTCTGCCCTCTTAATGGGTTCTGGTTTTGTTGGGTCCAAAGTTAGGACTGGAGCAGTTATACATTCCTTGATGCCCTGTGTTAAGGCATTATATAACCATTCATCTTTTATATCCTCTACTTGGAGGTTTTTCATTGTAATCATATCCTAAACCTATTTAGAGTCCATACACCCAGGATATTAGAGAATACCCATAATTCCCAGTTTTTGTAAAAGTTATAGGGTTTACTGAATTGAGATGTTTGAAATATTATATGATTTGGTGTTCTAGATAACATTTCTGCATGGCAAGTTAATACTCCAGAAGATAATTGAGCTTTAAAAGCTTTAATAATATCTTCATCACTTTTAGTCTCTAATGAGGTAAGCAATTTAATAAATTCTACCTCTACACCTTGAGACATGTTTACATTTCTGAAGGCAAACTTTTCTTTATTTTCCATATTCGTCATTTTTAGATAAGAACTCTTGAGCTAGTTCATCTTGAGTTCTTTCGATTATGTTCTTTACTATTGTTTTATTTTCTACTCTAGCCCACATATATAGCATGCCCAATTGAGCATCCATATAGCAATCTATAAGAGATGGGTCCTTTCTAAATACATCCCACTGTTTTACGAAATTTGTTCGAACCAAATCCCTATAACCCTGGTCTGATATGCCATCTTGGTCTATATAAGCAGATACCCTTTTCTTGACTTCTAAAAGAATTTTCTCTAAGCTTTCGGGTAATCTGAAATTTTCTGGTAAGTTATGATATACCAAAGCATTCGGTATCAATTCCTCAAAAGTAAACTGATTATCGAATAGTTTCTTTGGGTATCTACCTGAAAATATCAAGGGTATCTTATACCTTAGCAATGATGGTACTATGTCGTATATAGCATAATGTTTCCGATATTCCTGATAGACATCGAAATATAGATTCTCATCGAATATACCAGATTTCCTCATTATTGCCTGTAAAGTATTATAAGCAGCATTGATATGAGTATTACTCAATTTGAATACTAAGTTGCCATTTTTAATAGCAATGAGTTCACTACAGCATCTCTTTCGTCTAAATAAGTTCATGTGATTAAAATGTAAAGTCAATGTATATTTTCCTTTTTCCCTTGAGAAATTTTTCGTGATTTGAGTCATCATACTTATGGCAAGCATAAGTCTTAGATGATTTATCATAATGGTCTCTTACCCATACTGGAGCAGTATCAGTTGGTTTTAATTTAAAGTATGTACCCTGATTAACCTTGTTAACCTGAGTCTCTTTGTAAGATGTCTTTGGTAGTTCCATATTTTTGTCTATTTTTAAAATTGATATGCAAATATAATTCTTTCTTTTTAAATATGCAATATCCGGATATAACTATGGAAGCTTACTATTTCGGAGGAATTGAGATGCAAATGAGCCGTCCTCTTTCTCTTCTTCCTCAAAGTCTTCATATTGGTATAACTCTGGGTCTTCTTCGTCTGGGTCTATACGCATTTCGATTTCTCTACGTAGTTCATGATGTTCTTTAGAGAATGAAGACATAGCTCCCTTATAATCATCAGTAATTTGCATTAGCTCTGCTTTATTAAGGTTAAGACCCTCTTTACTGGTATCTACTCCTTCTTGTTTAGTAGCAACTACTTCGGGTAATGACTTAATGTCATACCTGTCTTCCAATAGTTTAGCCTCTTCTGGTTTATCTAATACCCTTTGTGATTCCAATACGATTTGACGTGCCTCTTCAACGGTGATTGCATTTTGCTGTGTTACGTTGTTCTGTTGATTAAATTGGGCAAAGATATTTGTAGTACTTCCTCCAGTAAGATTACGTACTATTGATTGCAGAGATGTAGAGGATTCAAGCTTTAATTTAAGGGCCTTTCCCAGCTCGGCAGATATAAACGGTACGTATTTCCCTCCCTGAGATTCTCTTAGGATATTAACCTGATGGGCTATTTCCATACGGTCTTCTAATGCCCATGCTAGTTGTTCTCCCATTAACGCTTGAAGTAAATCTTCTGCTTTTTCTTTATCCCATATTCTAGAGCTTAATAGCCTATCTCTCATAAATACCCGTATGTAGTTAATATCTATACCCATACGGTATGAGAATGTATTGATATCATAAGTGATACCACATAATACTCCATTACCCATCAGCCATTGATTAATAATGTAGTTGTGTATCTTTATCAGAAGTTCATCATTTGGGTTCTTCTGATATTCTAATGCCATTGCAGTAGTCCCCATAGGTCTTGGGAATCTTACCATTTTATTTTCCTTTTCTGACATACAAATGAGATTTTCTGATATCGGAACTTTCATCATAACCCATATACTCTAAATCGAACCTTACATACAGATTCAAAGATAGGTTATAGAAATATCCCTTATATTTTTTCTTACTTACTGATAAATTAAAAGGTTCACCAGAGATTAGGTCCCTGGTGAATACTAAATTACCTTTCCCAGTGATGGGAATATTAAGGCAAAGCTTATAATCCCCTACCTTAAATTTATTCCCATGCAGGTCTGTGATTTTCCTTGCCATAGTTTGCCTTTTTATGGTTCGTAGGTTTTTTGTCTTGTTTACTACGGTTATTGGTTATCCCCTTTTGCTCTTCGATTAATTTCTGAACCTTTGGGAATAACCTTTGCCTTAAAGGAACTACCTGAGTAGCGAAAAAGGCATTCCATAATTTCTGAGTTAATGGTTCTCCTATTTTAAGTTCTGAGATTGCCCAGAATTTAGTTTCGAAATTCTTAACTATTTCCCTAAATCGGTAATAGTATATATTGCCAGTCTTTTTATCTATCCCAATTGTAGTGGTTTGGCAATAATCTAGAAATTCTTTACCTAATTCGGATATAAACTCTTCCCTTTTAAAATCATAATTCTCTTGGTCGAGCTTAAATAATTTTACGTAATCGATTGCTTCCATATAGATTTAGTTTGTGATTATTAAACGAGGTATACTTTCATCTGTAATTTGAAATAAGTACCCTCTTACATCATCCTCATAATAAGAGGACCAATATGTTCTTCTAACTCGGAAATTATCAAGGATTGCCCCTTTGGGTACCCCAGTAATAAATAAGCAATGCTTAGGCATCATTGGAGTAATCTCAAATTTCCCATCCTTGAAATTACCATAGGTACCGTAGTCGGGCATATTACCAGTAAACCCCGTATTCTGTAATACATCCTGAACCAGAGTAGTTTGGGGTATTTCCTTTTGGTTACATTCTATGGTTAACTTCGATTTGCCTATATATAGGTCTTTAACTATTTCTCTAAACATTTGTATACGATTATATGAGTAATACCATTTTTCTTGAAGTAAAGGTTATTCTGTGAACGTTCCTCTAACTTCTTTAATTCTCTTCGAGATTCAGTACAAATTCTATCAGATTTCCTTAATATATCTGATACATTATCCCAGATGGGTGCCATTGGTTCTACTGGCCCTGCATAGATAACCTTATGTTTAGTTTCTATTTGGGGATATTTAGATTTGTACTGATATTTGCCTTTGCAGTAAAGTACGTTATACTTTTCTGGTTCGTTTCTTTTTTCGTTTTCCATTTTTGTTAGGATTAATGTAATCGGATATTTCATCAAGTTGCCCTAAAAGCAATGCCTGAATGAAAAGGTTTATAGGCCTGAAAAAGAAATTCCTTACGTTATCAGTATTTATATACCAATCGTAAACGATAAAGAACTTCTTAATCTTGGAGTGCTTAAGTGAATGTTGGATTAGATAGGACTTACAACATCGTTTATGTAATTCTACCAATTCTTTGTCCTGCTTAAGCATCTCTTTATCAGAGAAGATAGTGTAATCCATTTTGTATGAATTGAGGTGCCCAGGTAATTACCTGGGCACCTGGTTAATAAAGGTTTATGCAACTTGTTCTGGTTTGAGGACCTTCTTTTTAAAGTCCTCATAGGCTTTAGCCGCAGCCTTGAATTCCTTGGAGTTCTGGTCCTTGATACGAGCCATTGCAAGTTCCAATCGATGGAGTTCGTTTCGAGTTTGTTGTCTCCATTTCTTCCGAGCAAGAGTATCAACTACATCGGCAGGATATACGTATTTAACTTCCCGATTAGAAATTACCTGTTCGATGATGGATGGTTTTTGTTGTTCCTTAACTTCCTTGACAACCTGTTCCTTTTTGGAAGTTTGGGTTTTGGGAGAGAGTTCTACCAATTTGGCATTGGCAAAATTAGTGGCAGCTTCTTGAGCATCTTGTACCAATTCCTTTTTAGTCTTTTTGGCCTTAGGAGCAGAAGCCTTAGCAGTCTTAGAATTTTTAATTCCTTCAAGTTGTTCGGCAACCTTAGTTGCAACCAGGTTAGTAACCTTTGTTTCATTCTTTTTCATAATGTCTATATTTAAAATGTTAGTAAAATGATTAATTTCTTTTTCTGATACAAATATAAGGACTTTATTTTAAATAGAAAAATTTTATTCAAATTATTTTCTATTTGCTCGGGTTAATCGGCTAGGAAGTCGAAGATTTCGGGAGGATAGTTAATTTCGTCCTCTGGGTCATTTATGTAATCTTCGTAATCCTCGTTATATTTATCGTAAATGTTATCTTGTGATGTATTGGGTACCCTTGTACATCTTTCAGGATATTTCTTTACGAAGTCATAGGCTTCTTGAGTAGTCATTACCTTGTCTGAGGTAAATTCGTAGGTTACATAAGAATAAGTTTCACCCAATCTAGAAACTTCATATTGCTGGTATCCAGATTTCTCAATCTTATAGATTTGATTTTCTGGAATCGTTTCTATTTCTACCCTATATTTATACCATTGCTTCTTCTCTTCTTTTGGTTTAATGCCCATGCTATCTTGAAGAGAGATTAACTTGGTTATTGGACTTTCAAAACGAGAAGGAGCAGTGCTCACTTCTACTGGATGAGTTTTATTCTCACCCATAAAGTAAATCACTGCCCCCAAGGTTACCAGGCCCAATATGAATTTAGTTTCTGAGTTCATAACCTGTAGTTTCGAATTTATTTTTAATGTTCTTTGCAAGGTATTTACCTTTTGATTCTGCTTGATGTAAACCGTTGCAGATTTCATAAGGTACATCATCATAGCGATAAACTCGATTACCTTTAAAAGCAACCCAAAGTTGTTTTTTCTTTGAGTCATAACCAAAGCCCTCAATATTAGAGGATTCGCAAGGAATCATTTCGACTCCAGTGTTCATTTCTATTGATTCTAAGTATTCGTTCTTTTCCATGTCTATATTAAAATTTTAAAAGTGTTAGTTCGGGGTGGAATTTGAGATTTGCCCTTTGGAAGATTGCCCAGGTACCAAGTACTCCCTGAGAATTAGTATGTACCCATTCATCTTCCATTCTGAATAATATGTGAGAGCATACCAGCATTTGGTATTCACTTAGCATATTTATCAGTTGAGGAGTATTCTCAATTTCTACGTATAATTCAATGTGTTCATCTAGTGCTCGAATTATTTCGTCATCCTCAATCTGAAGGAGTTTTTTGATTAAGTCTTGGGCAATATCATTCCCATTTTTAACATCCTCTTTGATTGAGTTGAGTGATTCAATCTGAATACCAGCAATGAGCTTTACGATGTCTTTTGTTTCCTTGTCCATAATTAAATTTTCTTTATGCAAATATACTAAAATTATTTTATATAAAATACTCTTTTAATAAATACGGAGGTAAGTGTTAGCGGTTCTTGATTTCCTCTATCTTTTCCTTGATTGAGTCGGGGAAGATAGCATCATCTACCCATCGCATAAAGAATTTAGAAGGCTTCTTTTCTGGATTGAGAAGTAATTGTCTTTGCTCTGTAGAGAACTTAATACGTTCATCTTCCCTCATATACTTGGGAAGTTTAGTGAATTCTGCTTGAGAGAAGGAGATTACGTTTTTACCAACTTGGGCCCTTAATGGTTTCTTCCTTTCCTTATAGAGATATGGGATAATCTTTTTCGAGGGTCCCCCAAGAATGCTAAAACCAAAGATTACCATGGGGTCAAATTTATCTGCTTTTGGGTCCTTAGCTCGTTTGATACATCTTGCCATCCAAGAGAATGAATTTGGATATTGCTTGTTGTCTGTTGCTTCTCCCACATCCTTTTTATTGAACTCAAATCCAGGAAAGTGAAATAGAAAGTCCTCAGTAAGGATAAATACAAATCCCAATCCCCTAAGATATTTAATGATATCTTGTTGGCTTTTACCCTCTTCAATCATTTTCTCTACATCTGCAAGAATGTCCTCCCTTGGTGATTCCAATTCCTTAGTTGTAGACCCTGCAGGTCTTCCTCTGCCAACATTAGGTGCCTTAGCAGGCAATGTACCAGATAACCTATCTAAGTATTCTTTGAAGTTATCAATATCTTGTTTATTAGTAAGAGTTACTTCTACTCTTATGGGACCGTTATGCTGTACCTTTGGACCTGAATTCATCTCGGTATAGGCATCTACCAACCTATCAGATAAGGGAGTACCATTCTCTGATAGTGTAGTGATTCTAAGTTTTGGTTTATATACTTCTTGTTCCATTTTCGACTTAATTAGAAAATAAAAGGCCTGAACAATTTTTATATTGCCAGGCCTTCTACCATTATTAACGAATACTCAAAAATATGATAAGTAAAAGTAAAAAGTGCTCTTATTAATCTTCTTCTTTAGCGGCCTTCTTTTTCTTCTTGTCTTTGGCCTTCTTATCTTTCTTATCGGAAGCCGGTTTCTCTTTTACCTTTTCTTCCTTCTTTTTCTTAGTTTCCTTTTCCTCCTTAGGAGCCTTACCTGAAGCAAGTTTTCTTTGCTCCATACGATATTTTTTCTTCTCAGCCGAAGTCATTTCTCTGCCGTCGATGAGAGGATAATCGTATTTGGTAGCTGTTCTACCGCCATTTCCTTTCTTTTCCTTTTTCTCTTTGGCAGCCTTCTTCTCAGCTTTTTCCTTCTTCTCTTTTTCCTGGAGTTTTACCAATTTCTTGTTGTTCTCTTGGTCAGCTTCAGGATAGGCAGCAGCAACTTTGTCTCTTTCCTTATTGAGCTTGTTTACAAGTTCGGTAACCTTTTTACCATGTTTCTTGTCTTTGGTCCAATCCTTAGTAGGGTCCAACTTGTTCTCTTTAAGGTAAGCATCCAAAGCTTTCTTAGCCTTTGTGAGTTCCGGAGTCTTGGATTCCGATTTACTCTTCTTTTCTGTTTTCTTAGCCATTTTCATTTATATTAGGTGAATAATTGAATTTCCTATTTACATAATACCATAGTTATACCTTCCTAATTTGGGTTGGGATTTCTTTAATTTCTAGGATTTCTAAACTGCATTGTTTTAAAACTGCCTCGAGTTGAAGTATATCTTCTACCTCTTTCTGAGATAAGTCCGTAAAAGTTTGTTCAAAAGTTTCTTTCTGTTCCCCCCTTATAAAATTAAATTGGGCAACAATATAAGTCCCATGAAGTTTTTTATTCAGGGCTCCTTTAAGAGATATGAGTTTTCTTTTCAGATAATTACTCTTTAACCTATGGGATTGGTATTCGCCTTTCTTACCCTTACTAAGAGCTACCTTTTTAAGGTACGAAACATAATCTAATTCTCTGAGAGTTTGATTAATGTTTCCCACTAATAATCTTAAGTCTTTTTCCATTTGGGTCTTTGCATTACTTGGTTAGATACTTCCTGAGTTTCTTCTGATAGCATTTCTCTTGCCTCATTTATTATATTGATTGCAAGTTCCCTTTCATCTGGTCCCAGGTTTAATTCTTTATCTTCTAGTGCATCAGTATAAGTATTTATTAGATTATCCAATGCAAGTATTCGAATGTTCTTTCGAATTGCTAATTTCTCTTCTTCCATGGGTATAAAAAATTAAAGCCCACTACCTTCACAGGCAATGAGCTTTTGGCTGAACAACGTCCTAAGTGTAGATGTTATTCATATAAACTTAAACTCTAAATTTATATAGCAGACATATGGGATAAGTTAGAGTTTAATCTTCTGATTCTTCCTCTTCTTCCTTAGCCTTTTTGTTTTTCGGAGAACAAATAACGCCATGTCCTTTCTTAGACTTAACGGTAAGAGTTCCCGGAACGAATGAAACTGAAGTTGATACCGGTTTGCCATCCGTAACCAATACAGAAGTAACCACTACACCCTGATAGCCTTCCTTGTTCTTAACTGCATAACCAAAGTTCATTACCTTGGATTTGTCGTTAATGGCAATAACGTCGATTTGCTTGCTGTTAGGGCGTTGTTCAGCCGGCCGATTCTTGAGTGCCTCTTGACGAGCTTTACGTTTAGCTTCTTTTTCGGGGTCTTTTTCCTTATCCCCTTTCTTCTTGGAGTCTGATTTCTTTGTTGCCATAATTTTTAATGTTTTATAAGTTAATGGTTATTATAAGTAAACTTCTACGTTTATTAATAGTTGATAGTAAAGGTAGGGAAATTTCCCTACCTTCTTTTAAATCTTGAATACGGTTACCAGATTACTTTTTCCCTTTCTTGCCCTTACCTTTGGCTTCTTTCTTTGCCGGCAATTTGAGACCGAGTTCTTTGGCAATTGCTTTACGGAGTTTTTCGACGGCGTCTTCATCGTAATCGTCTGGGTCAGTTTCAAGGTCTTTGTCGTCGCAGACATCCTCAAGTTCTTCGAAGTCCATTTCGGCAAGTTCTTCACCGGTCAGTTCTTCCTCTTCTTCTTCTTCCTCGGAATCATCATCATCATCATCATCATCATCGTCATCATCCGATTCCTCATCGTCATCATCCGATTCCTCTTCTTCTTCTTCCTCGTCATCGGATTCAGAACCAAAAAGGTCTTCGGCTTCTTCGGCAGAAAGCATGATAGGAGCAGGGATAATCTTTACTGAGCCGTCTTCGTACTTAATGATGATTGCACCATTGATTTCTGTTCTGGAAACTTCTTTCAGTTCCACTTCTTTTTTCTTCTTAGCCATTTTCGTAATGTTTAAGTTGGTTAATAATTTATTTATATCACTCTGTTATAAGTTTCTTTACCAGTATGGATTTCTGAGTATACCCAGATTTTACTAATTCCTCCTGAGCAATATTGAATTGTTTTATCTCATCTAGAGTTGTCTTTAATTCTAATTGAGATTCAATTGTTATTGCCTGAGAGGCAAGTTCCTTGTCACCTTGATAAGTGACTATCTTAAACTTCTTACCTGCAAATGGGTTTGCTGGTTGATGTGCTGTGATTTTAAAACCTTCGTTATTCATCGCTATATTTAATTTTAGTTATCCCAGGAATACCCACCTTCCCAAATACTTCGGTATAAGATTTGTATTTCCCTTTTATCATTGTTTTATAGTTATCGGATAATCGAATTGGGTAGACCCATATTTTATTTTCTATCATCCTATTTGTCATTATATAAGCATAAGACCTTCTAAGTTTAATACTCTCTAATGGAACAAACCCTTGAAATAATAGAGACTTCTTAATAAACCTTTCTTTGGGCAAATATCCTAAAAATTTAAGTGATGCCTCATCGAATATTTCAAGCATATCCCTTTGTGCTTTGATAAATAGTACCTTTTGTATTGGGATGTTCATCTTCTTTCTTAAATATAAAGCCAATGAACCTACCAATGGAGGATACTGCATGAATAACAGATTGAATTTATGTTTCTCCTCTTGACTCAGCCTGTTGTAAATCCTGTAGGATAGCAAGATTGATTTGTAATCTCTTTTGCCTTGTATACTTGGGAGATATGCCTTGCCGTTGTCCATAGAGTTTGATTGAGTACCTTTCATTGAATTCTTTTTTTCCTTTAGACTTAAAGACTCGGTGCATTTGTACCATAAATCTTCTTCGTCGGTGTTTATCCATGTGATATTCATCAGGCATTATGAACTTCCTTGCTTTTACGAATTTACCCTTAAACCAGAATTTAGTACTACCCTTTTTAAGAAGTTTACCATTCATATCGGATAATTCTCTAATGCCCTGTTTTATAAGTTTCCTCCCAGATATTATATGAATATATTGAAGAACATCTACACCATAAAGATAAACTAAGGTAACCTTTACTTGGTGTCTAGTAAAGTATGGTATACCGGTTAGATGTTTCCTATATAATTTCTTTTCAGTAACAATCTTATTGGTGGTATCTGGTCTCCAAGTCCATATATAATACCTATCTGGTCGTATGGGTCCGTTGTTACTTTCCTTTAGTTTTACCATTTATATTCCTCTTTGCCATTCTATACCAAAGATTGATAGATTTCTCATTTGCTTCGGGGAATTTCTTTTTCATTCTCCGAATAACTCTATCAAGTTCAAAACCTTTTGCAGTTAATTCAAATACATAAGATTTCTTTGTACCCTTGATAAGATTAAATTCATCCCTTTCTCTTGGTGGTTTCTTTTCTCGAGGTTTCTTTATCCCAGGAACTCGTTTGGTTCTTCTTTGCCCATTTTCCCCTTCTTCTCCGAGAAACCCAAGCCTTAATCTGGAATTTCTTAATGGGTCATCTTTCGAATACCCAATATTTTCTAATTGCTTATCCATCCAATCGTCATATTTATCAATTAACGATTTATCTGGCTTTTCTTCTGATACATTGATATAATGTAATAAGTCAAATACCCCAGCAGAACAAGCATCAGGGAAAGGCATCCCTAATATGATAGCCTTTCTCTTTAAATCCTTATAAGTCATGTTTCTCCCAGAAGCACCAAGGAAATTTGATTTCTCCTTGGATGGAGCTTTCATGTCTTTTCTACTCTTTTTTGCCATATCATTAATATTTTAAAGTATTCATTTATTTTCTTTGCAAATATAAGAATAAATAATTTAATCTTATCTTATTTCTCTATTTATTTTTATAAAAATCCGAGGTTTTTGCTCGGTTCGCAGCAGTGGATTTAGGTTTTTTATGCTTTCTCTTGATATGTGTGTTATAAGCCATATCCAATTTCTTAATATTGAATTCTATGTTGTTCACTTGATTATAGTTTACTGCTTTTTCCACACAGCAACGGTACTCTGGCCAGAATTTTTGTCCAAGCTTAACAGATTCGGTTTTAATCATAAACTTAGATACCATAAAACCAAAGGTATCAGCATCATCTTTAGTTTTGAATACATACATGTAAAATCTACTGAATTCATCTACTACTTCATCCAAAGGTCTTACTGGTAACAATAGGTAACCATCGGTATATAGGTCCTCAGATATTAAAGCTACCCAATACTTTTTCTTTCCTGGTTTTACTTTATACCTAAACCTTTCCTTGAGTTTAGTGTGCATCCAATCCGGTACCCTATTAAGTAGATATTTGATGTATATCTTATCTTTTTTATTCGACCGTCTTTTAAATGCAGAAGGCTGTTGTAGCATCCTTGGAAGTATTCTAAAGTTATTCCACCTATCAAATTCAAGAATTAATCTTAGAGTATCTATGTCCCATTCATCCTCAGACTCCTTTAACCTCTTCATGTTTCTCTCTATATTTTTAGAGTTTACCTTTGGGAGTAATTGAGCTGAGTCTCCTGTGAATAAGCTTGCTTCTTTTCTTTTTAATCGTTTCTCTAAACATCCCTCCATATAATCTTGGAAATTCCTCTCACAGGGGCAATCTGGTCGAAAAATAGAAGTGTGTTTCTCAAAAAAATCCGAGAATAGCCTAAAGAATTTCTCTGACCGTTCCCGGATTTCAAGATACTTGTAATGAGATAACTTTAAAATTTCACCAGCTTCCCATGAAGATTTACTTTCTGATAGTTGAAGGAATAATGATTGTTGTTCTTTATCAATTAAACAACTCCAGGCTTTTTGTTGAGCTTCGTTCATAACATTAAATTCTTCTATATCTCATTATACTATCAATTGCTTCATTGGTTATCTGATTAGGATCATATTCCCCAGAATTAGCATAAAGCTTATCTGGGTCATGATTTAAATATACACTATAGATAACGTTGTCAAAAGGTAACCATACTTCCATTCTTCCCATTTCAGGGTATATAAGAACTTTTACTCTTTTACAAAGATGGTCAACCTCTAATACTGTAGCATCTACTCCCTCATAGGGATAACCCCGTAATACTAAGTAATCTCCAGGCTTTACATTGACTAAATCATCTACTGAAAACTTCTTATTCTCTCTAGCAATACGTTTAAATCGCCTTACTTCTTTTCTACTACAAGTAGCCACTAAAGAAAAATCATCAAAGTCTTCTGCATTGTCAATCCTTACCTTTTTCTTTCTTGGGTGCATTGTCTCGGTATTACGTAACCAAGTTCTGATACCAGATATATTCCTACGTAGCTTATTAAGAAAGGGCCTTGAGAATGCTAATTTAGTGGGCATTCTCATAAAACCATAATTGAATAATACTGGTACTTCTTCGAATACCATCTTACCTTTTGTGGTTTTTCTTAATACGTTTACCATAGGAATAATTGCCTTGATTTGGTCATACCCCTTTTCTTTGAGTTCTTTATTAATTTTATCACAGTACTTCCTTTCAAGGTAAAATATACAATATGAGTATGGGGTATGCTTCTTCATAGGTTACCGGTTTTTAAGAATTAACTTAGCTTGTTTATGTACTAACTTATAGTTTACATTCTTCAATATGTCACTAGCCATGAATACATAAAGAATCTCATCTATCTTTGGTACATCAATTACCATAATATTGGCTTTATCGAATAGGGGTTTATAGAATACGGAAGATAAATCCTTTCCAACTACAAAGAAAAATTCTTCTGAGGGCATTGAATTATATCTCATACAGAGTATAGGAACTTTATTTGCTCTTTTTGCATCCTTAGAAGCTTGTTCCCAGAATTTTAATATATCACAACCCTTATTACCTAAAAGAATATGTTCAAACTTAATCTCTTTATAATTCTTACACTCAACGGATATTTTACACCGATGGGCATGTCTTTCATCTTGACACATTATATCTGAAGCTAAATCTCTACTCTGGTGGTTTGCCCCAGAATAGGGAGTTCTTCCGAACTTGTAAGAAGTCCATTGGGTAAACCATTTTGAAATCTTTAGCTCAAATCGATTCCCCTTCTTTTTGCTATTTGCCATAATTACTGTCTTGTTATATTAATTATTATAACATTATAGTAATTGGTACCTACTCAGACCTTGTGCCTTTTCCACTTGCAAAATTTTGGTATTACCGAGAGGAAGTGAATCTAAGTGGGTTATCAAGAATAAAGTTTTCTCTTTGAATATGTGACGTATTAATGAGGTAACTACTTCTATGTTATCTGAACTTAATGATTCAAATACTTCATCAAGGAATGCTAAGTTAATCCCCTTAGAGGCAGTAAGAGCTTCATTCATTGCGAATGCCATTGCTACACAAACCAATTGTTTCTCGCCGCCTGATAGTTCATCGTAATCTATAATCATCCCATCTCTTTCAATAAGAGTAACAAATTCTTTTCTAGCAGTGCCCAAATCTATATTAAATTCAATCCTAAATCCCAATACCTCTGAATATTTATCGAGGCATTTATTTAAGAACTCGAGTGATGAATCGAATAAGTATGCCTTAATCCCATTATTACCCAATGGGTCATTAATTAACCAGTTATAATTCTCTAACTCTAATTCTTTATTATGAAAGTCCTCATCAACCTTCCGTAAGTTTTTCCTAATCTCTTTAAGTTTTTGTTTATACTTTGGAGACATGACCTTAAGCTTTTCTTGCTTGAGCTTAGCCAGGTCTTCGTCAATAGAAGCAATATCAGAAGCAATATCATCACAGTCTGATTTTAATTTCTTATACCTATCATTTACACTACTAAGTTCTTCCAACCTTTCTAATGCCTCCTGATACTCCTTATCATATTTATCAAGGTCAGAGAACGCTTTATATATTGATTTGGCATCACGTAATGCACGTTTGTAGTGACCTTCTTCTAACTGTATTACTAATTCTTTAATTACTTTCTTAAGAGGTACATTTGATAAATTCTTGGCATCTTTTATCTTACCCCTCAAATCAAGGATTAGTTCATTTTGTTTTTTAATCTTTATCTGAAGTGAAGCATCTACTTCATCCTTAATTTGTTTTTGTTTCTCAATCAGTAACTTAGTTAGCTTTTCTCTATCTTGCTTTAACTCTCTTCTTTCTTCTTTGATTTTTTGCTTGAAGGATTTTTCTCTATCTCTCATATCGAAGTAAGCTTCCTTGTTAGCCTCTAATTCTTTCTTAAGCATTTGAGACTCATGCTCTACCTCGTTTATTTGAGATATCAAGTTATTTTTATCTTGTAATGCAATGCCTTTAGCAAGGTTTAAGAACTCTAAATCAAATACTTCTTCGAATATCTTTTTCTTATCCGAATTAGATTCTTGTATAAGTCTCTTTATACCCTGACCAAACATGATTGAGTTCATAAACAGAGTATATGATAAACCTATCTCTCGGTTTATAAAATCTTGTATCTTCCCCTTCCCTTTGATATCAACTATATCCCCATCTTTCATGAAGATAAGTCTGTCTTTGCCTTTAGCACCATCCTCAAGTACTTCATCATACTTTTGACATCTAACTATCTTATATGTATGAGAATCTTTCTGAAAATATACTTGTACCTTAGTACCCTTGTAATCTTTAGGCCTTACTTGCTTCCAAGTATTTACCTCAGAAACACCCTTTAGGTTTTTCCCATATATTGCCCATACCAAGGCAGAGAGAATAGTTGATTTCCCTTTCCCATTTGGGGCCTTGATAAGTATGGTACAAGTTGGGTTTAATTGTAGATGTAAGGATTCTATTGAACAAAATCCTTCTGCCTCTAAGTTTAAGAACGTTAACATGACTCAGCCTTTTTAAGTGTTTCAATTAATAGATTAGTTTTAACCTCATCTTTAATACCTTTCTCTCTTAGGTATCTCTTTGCTAGAGACTTCTTAGAAAGTTGCTTAGTAATCTTATGTTTGTTATTAACTGGAGTACTAGCTTTTTGAGGGATTACCGTATAATAATTGCCATCATCATTAATATCCTCTTCCCTTTCTACATCGATGAACTTTGGGAAATTTTTCAAAGGTACAAACTTCAGAGACAAATCTTCATAGATTTTCCAATACCCCAATTCACATCCCCTATCGGTTCTCCTCTGATGGTTAGGGGCTCCAATCATATAAACCTTCTTTGATAGTCTTTGTGGTTTGTGTATATGCCCACATAATACTAAATCGAACTTATTGAGAACATTCACATTTAAGTTTTCTACGGAATCTATCTCTCTACCATCTGTATCTTTTGCACCAGGATAATCGGTGTGTAGTAAAAGAATATTCTTTTTACTTTTATCTAATTCTAACTTCTTTAAGTATTCACTTAGACCCACGTTATTATCAATATAAGGAACCCCATATACCATAATATCTTTATGTGTAGAAGATAGTTGAGTTTTTTCATAATCTAATATCATGATACCATACTTCTCTACTTGATAAAGCCAGCTGAACGGTTTAGTACCAACCTTACTTATTTTCTTAATATCATGATTTCCAGATATGGCATATATCCAAAATCCTTCGATTAGTTCATTATAACATATCTCTGCTAATTCTTGGTCCATTGTTTCGGCCTTATGAAATAAGTCTCCACAAAATAATGCAGGACAGTTAAACCTTCTACATAATTTCCGTATAATCGACAAAACCCTGAAACTATTCAGGGTCCTGTGATTGTTCTCATTAAACTTAGCCCATAGATTTATATGTAAATCTGAAAAGGCTATTGCTATTACTTCTTTCCCCATATCCTATCTAAATGGTAATTGATTTGTTCCGTTCTCATACCTAAATCGAGCTCAGATATACAAATAGTGGGTATTTCCCAATTTGCAAGCAATTCCCCCATAAGAGATGATATCTGAACTTGGAAGAATCTGTTAAGTATTCTCTTACCATTATCTTCCATTGACCAATGCTTATAAGTATCTAGATTTAATGGTAAGAAGATTGCTACATCACATTGATCTTCCATTAAAGTCTTACATTGACAGAAAAAATGTTCCATTTCACATTCTGGTAAAGTTCTTGATTGCTTATACCAAAAATAAGCAGCCAAATCTGCATAACTCCTATCAGTTACGAAGTATTCTCTATCCTTGAATAACTTATTCCTTTTGTTCAGAAGTTGATAATCTGCTTTATACATTGCCTCCGAACCGAGGGATAATATTTCATTATGTGATACCCCTTCAGTAGCAGGTAATAAATCTGACATACTACCAGAAATAAAAGGTAGATCTTCTCTCTTAGCTACATACTTAGCTAAAGTAGTTTTCCCTATACCAGAGGGACCCACAAACATAATTCTCTTACTCATGATGTAATGCTTTAAATGGTTTTATAAATTCATTTGTCAAAAATGATGCTAAAGAGTATTCGATACAAAGCTCTTTGAATTTCTCATACTTAAACTTCTTCTTTGACTTAATTGGTAACTTATCCAATGGATTATGTCTTACAAACCAAAAAAGGTCGATTAACTGTTCATTCCTTTTCCATATTTGAAGATATTCTTTGTTCTTACTCTGGGCAATAAACTTCTCAATTCTACCCTCATCAAGGATTTTCCTTGCTTTTACTGGGCCTATACCCGGAAACCCTGGTATATCATCGGAGGTATCTCCAACCATTGCAAGGTACTCTACTGTTTCATGAGAATGATAACCGAATAATTCTTTGCAATTATCCATCCTTATCATCTCATCTTTTCTCGGATTATATATCCTTAGGTTATTTGTAAGCAACTGATTAAAGTCCTTATCTGAAGATATGAGTATCATTTTCTCGGATTGGAATTTTTTAATTGCAAGGTATGCTAAGAAGTCATCCCCTTCATATACTGTGGATTTCTTTTTATCAAAAATATAATTAATTCTTAGCATACCCAGCATTTTCATTATAATTGCCTTTTGATTTTGCAATGATTCATAATCTACGGAGATGTTTTTCCTATGGCCCTTATAATTTGGTAATAACTCCATCCTTACTGGTGAATGACCATTATCAAATGAAACATAAACCTCATCCGGTTCGAACCTTGTAAGATACATATGTAGAGATTTGAAAAATCCGAATATTGCCCCACTCGGTTTGCCATCGGTAGATTTAAGTTTTTCGAACTTGTGAAAACTAGCGTGTAGTAGATTTTCCCCATCTACTAAAAGTATTAGTTTTTTCATGATTTCTTCTTTCTTTTAGAATGAATATAGTAATTGGTTCCTTGAGTCAAGTTACGATAATTATTATAATAATCCCTAACTAAACAAATTCCAAATCCCATCATTTCGGCAATTTCTTTAACTGTAAATCCAACTTCTATAAGTCTTGGAATATAAGACCTTTGAATTTCTGTTCCCTTATAATGTACACTATCTTTCCCTTTAGCTTGAATCATCCTCCCATCCCTAGAAGCTTGAGACATATTGTCTTTTTGTGTACCCCAATAAAGGTTCTTAACTGAATTATTAGTAGGTACATTGTCTTTATGGCAAACATAGGGTAAATTTTCTGGATTAGGTATATAAACTAAAGCCACTAATCTGTGTAATAGCCATTTGGTAGTACCTATACCTGGTTGGGATAATCCTACTACATACCTACCATTTTTATTCAGATTGGGTTGTTTTAAGTGATATCTTTTGTTTAATATACCCTTACCATTAACATCCCATCTGGAATATATTCTACCTCTCTTAGAGATGTGGTATCCTGGATATCCTGGGATATTATCATGAAGTATTTTATTCTGATACTTACCTTCTCCATGAGTATAGATTGGAGAAGTCCAAGACAGACTACCTATCTTATTCTTGGACCTTGTAAATAGGGTTTTCTTGCTCATACTTTTTAAGCTTTTGTTTTAAATGATGATTAATACACCTTAGTAAGTAATTCTCTCTAACCGTTTGTAGGAGTTCTTCTAAAAGTTCATAGTATCTGTTACTCATCGTCCAAAATCTAATTCATAAAGTGAAACTTCTTGAATCTTTTCCTCTCCAAGATATACATCTAAATAATTCTCGGGTTGGCTATAAGCATCTAGATACCTAACCCTAGATTCCATTCTCAAATTTTTCTTAAGGTACTCTTTAATTACTTTCTCTATACCTTCTACCTCTTTCTTATTCATCGTCTTCCTCCTCCTCTTCTGAATCTGAATAGTTTTCATATTCTACACCATCGACTGGGAATAGATTTGTTTCTATTTTCTCCAGTTGCTTTTTAGTAGTACCTATGGTATTTACTCCGGCTTTCCGTAAAAGTTTTCTACGAAGTTCATCGTCTTCTTCCAAAAGCTTTTGGAATTTCTCTTCCCCTCTTGCAAGAGTTTTACCTTTCAATTTATACCCACCAGTAGTTTTTTCGATTACATCGGTATCTACCAATACATCTTCCAAAGCATAGCATCTGTCAAACCCGACTTCGTGGAATTTAGGATTGAAATATACAGGGCATTTGCTGATTGTAGGTCGAGGAGGCGCAACTTTATTTTTAATAAGTCTGATAGTGACAAGTTTCCCAGCTTTCCTTTCTTTCCCATTTTGTTTAATGGTAACAGACCTTCCTGAATAGAAAGCAGCTCTGATTGAAGCGTAGAACTTAAGTGCTGCACCTCCTGTAGTTGTTGTATTATCTTTTCCAAATCCGACATTTAAAGCAGTTCTTAATTGGTTAATATAAATCTGAGATACTCCCAGCTTGTAGAATAACTCACTTCTGATACGGAAGTATTTGTAAAGAGCCTTTGCTCTACCTCCCATCTCTGCCTTACCATCAACCATCTTAGCATCTATATTATCAGTACAGTCAGTAGCTGCAATGGAATCGATTACTAAGAGTATCGGTTCATTGTGAGTTAATTGAGAACGTAAATAAATTGCTAAGTCTGCTACTACGTCTGCAATATATTCAATACGGGTATCATTAACAATAGTTACTCTTGCAGGGTCTACTCCATTGATTTCAGCCCATGAATTCATCCAGGATTGTTCAGCATCTACCCATATCACATGACCTCCAAGTTGTTGAGTAGCATAAGCAAAGTTATAAGCCACTAAAGATTTACCAGAGGATTCCTCTCCAGCAATCTCAACGATTTTACCATAAGGAATACCCTTACCGAATAAGTAGTTCAAAGCAAAGAAAGTAGATGGTATATATAAATCGGTATCAGTTACTTCTGAAGCTAATTTAATCATACTCCCATATTTCTTTGCCATCTCATTTGCTGTTGGTACTTTTAAACCAACCTTAGATTTCTTTGCCATAATGTAATGTCTTTAAACTAAAGAAGGTGATAACAGAACGAATCCAATTACCACCTTCGAATGAAACCATATTACTAACCCTTAAATATCCGATTTGTATTTTCTTTTCTTTTTCTTGGGTTCATCATCTTCCATATAATGGTCTTTGTGAACTCCCTTTTTCTTTTTCTTCTTGGATTTATCATCATCATCGTCATCCCCATGGTCTTCATTTAGATACTGTGAAAGTAAATCTTCCAACTCATCATAGGATTTGATTTGAGAACGAACTATTCCCTCAAGGTCAATTGTACCTTGGTATTTCTTATCCAATTTAGTTGGTTTGCAAGCACGGGCAGAATAAGTGGTATCTAGCTTACCAGACCCGGAACGGATTACCTTGATATCGTATCCAGTTTTTGGATCTGTCATATCACCTGCCTCATCTTCATCAAGGTAAAGGTCAATGATATCCTGGTATACTGAGCGAGGAACTAAAACTCCCTTATCTTTGCCTTCGTAATCTACCTTACTACCCTTTTCATCTGAGTAAATGATACCACCGATAACATATCTTCTTCTTGGTACCAGGTTCTTGGCAAGTTCCTTGTCATCTTCATCCTTGGAGTTTTTCAATTCTTGGTATTTCTCCATAAATGGGCAAGGTTCATCAAAAGTAGCCGGAGATATAACTCCTCCCAAATTGCCACCCAGGTAGAATTGAATAATTTCGATACCCAATTCTTGGTCATCACCCGGAGATTTAATTCTCATCCTCAGAGTTCCCTCTTTTGGATATACTAACCCACTACCATTTCCCTTGGATTCTAGCTGTTTCTTTCTAGCTAGCATCTTTTCTTTTGTAGAAAGTCCCTCTGATGAAACTTTCTTTTTCTTCTTGTCTTTTATCATAATTATTAGTTTTAATTATTCGGTTCTGAGTAAACTACTTCGTTCATACTCAATACGGTAAGAACGTTTTTCTCTAAAAGTTGTTTGAGAGCAGGAGATAGTTTGTCCGTTTCGAATTCAAGTTCTTTACCTGCATACAAACCATAGGTAACTATTCTACCTATAGCAACCAATTCTCGGTAGGTTTTGTATTCTTCGGTAATTTCCCCACTCTTTACTACAACCCCTTTACGAGGAACTCCCTCTTTTACTTGTTCAGGGATAATCAAACCGGATTTAGTTTGATTTACCTCCTTTGGAGATAAAATAAGTACCCGGTTTTCTGTTGGGCATCCGGGTAATTCTTGATTAAATTTCTCAGCTACAAGAGGTGAGATAAATGTCATTGAATAATTCATATTCTAATACTGTTTTTAAAAGTTAGTAATTGTTTATAGTTCAATGGGTTAACCTTTTCTTAGGTTCGCATTAATAGTTCTTAATATATTTTCGCGTGACTCATAGCACTTACATATAGTTATGAACTTATTTGCTTTTTCTACAGCTTTCAAATACCTTTCATTGATAGAAGAGTATTTCTTGTTAAGGTTTGCCTTATGAGATACATATTCGTTATTCCACCTTTCATTAGCATCCTTATAATATAACCAGGCATTCGAATAAGCTTCTTCTTTTTCCCTTGCTAGAGCATCTCTTTCTTTTATATACTTATCTCTCAGGGAAGCAAGTACATAATAACTAGAAGGAGATTCTCGTAGCTGAGAATTGATGATATTCTCATTGATAGATAATTCCTTTTGAATATCAATCTCAATAAGTTTACCTTCAAATTTAACCTTTAGTTTTTTCAGTTCCGTCTTCATAAACTTCTAATAGGTTTTTAAAGTCTTCTTTACTAAATTCCCCTTTGCTTATTGCTTTAGTTACTTGAGCAAAAGCCATTTGATAAGAGAGTTTCATACCGGGCAAATTAAGAAGAGATTTATAGATGCTTACCTTATCTACCAAAGCCATTAATCTTAAGTCGCATAAGTTATCAGTACCACCTCTATCGAGTAAGGCTAAAAATGCAGCCCAATAAATATGGGTGGCATCTTCATAAGCAAGTTTACCATCCTCATCTGTAGCCATCACTTTAAAAGCCAATCCCTCTAAAGTAGTAAGATTAGTTTGTACTTGAGATAACTGAGTCTTTAATCGGTTAAGTAACATTTTTTCTTGTCCACTCAACCTTAGATTAACTCCATCTAAATACTTAAGTAAATTTTCGATAGAATAACCTAAGCAACCTGCAACCATATAAGTAAGGGCAGTTAATTTGCTTGCATTATCAATCTCTTTCTGTGTTGCCATAATTCCATAAATTTATATTATTTATGTAGACATAGTATCTTCTCTTTTCACTCCTGTAATGGTAGATACTGAATCTGAATGCTTTATATTAGTTTTACAATTAGGACATTGTACTATCCTAAAATAATCGCCCGATTTTTTATAAACCCCAAAAGTTTCACTATTGTCATATTCAAATTCACAATCACATATTGGGCATTTAGCTCTCCATACCGTGGGTCCGTTCAAAATCTTTTTCATATTGCTTCATTTGTTTGTTAAAACGTTTCTTATACTCTGAAATAGGTATGTGTTTATATTTCTTATGTTCTTCCATATATTCTTCTACTGAGAAATCAGGTTCTAACATTTTCTTATAATCATAACCCGGAATAAAAGGTAACTCTTCTGCCATTGACCTACCAATAACAAACTCCATGTCCATTGTGACATCATCTATCTGAAAGCCGAAGTATGGCTTAGTTAATGGGTTCCTATAAATTTGCCACATCTCATATATACTCCAAATATTAATATTCTCTGGTTTAGTAATCTGATAATTAGCATCATGTACCAAACATACAGACTTAGTAGAGGGTAATTTACCTTGTCTCATTAAGTAGTATATGAGAATACTTCCAAATAAACACATATCAGATGCTGCTGATTGACATGGGAAATTTAATGCTAATCTCAAAGCATAAGCTTCTTCTCCCTTATCATTTGAATATATTTGGGGTAATCTTCTTTTCCTCCCAAATAATGATACCAGATGCCCATTCTTTCTAAGGAATTTCTCTTGTTTCTTCAAGAAGGTCTTCAACTTGGGGTGTTGACCAAAGAATATGTCCATTTCCTTTTGGGCTTCTTCTGGTGTAACTATAATACCAGATTTTGGGTCAGATAGTTTTACTGCTAGTAATTTTGCACCAATTCCATAAATAAGTCCAAAAGCAATTTGTTTAGCTTGCTTTCTTCTCACCTTCCATATCTTATGTTCTGGATGATTTTCATCCTCATATATCTTAAGAGCTTCTTCATAGGGTATATGATATTTAGTAGCAGCAATTGCTAAGTGAGGGTCCTGACCAGAGTTAAAAGCATTAAGATAAGTTTCATCTCCAGATAGATGAGCCATAATTCTTAATTCTGCCTGGCTAAAATCACTAGCAATATATAAGGTTCCTTTAGGAGCTTTTAATTGTAATTTAATATTGGGGTCTACGGATGTCTTGGGAATTTGTTGAGCATTAGGTTCTGCAGAGGATAATCTTCCACTTGTAGTCCCATGAATAAGAAATCTTCCATGTAATCTATCATCATCTTGAACTTTTTCATTCCAACCCTCTATATAGGTTTTATACATCTTCTCTAAACCTCGTAATTCAAGAAGCCTATCAAGGAAAATTGCCTTAGGTGAATCTGGTTTTTTAACGGTTAACCTTAGATTAGTAAGAGTCTCTTCATCTGTACTTGGTTTACCGGATTCATTATTCTTAATTACCTCAAAATGAAAACCTTCTTCCGAATACATCAATGCAGGTAAATCAACTGAACTACCCAAATTGATAGGTCTTATCAATTCTTGTTCCTTTTTAGTTGTGAATATACCAGCCTTGATATTTGAGATTTTCTGTTCCCTTGATACAATCTTTCGTTTATCTTTTGGATCATTATAATCTAGCTCCTCAAGTTCAGCTTCGATAGATTGAATATATTTATCAATCTTTTCTTGATTATACTTCTTTTCGAATTTCTTTACTCTTGGCAAATCATATATAGCTTGTCTAGCCGCATCTATTTTTGGTTTATATGTTTCCAGTAGTTGATTATTGAACTCTCTATCTAGATACAAACCATTCTTCTCTACTGAAGTGAGTACCCTTGATGCAGACATAATTAAATTCCTGAAGGTACTGTACAAACCAAGGTCAATCAGCTTCTTTTCAAAGAATATCATTAACCTAAGAGTATAATCCGTATCTTGACATCCATAATGGCAAAGTGGGTCTAACTCTTTTTTATCCCAAGGTATTTTATCGAAAGCATCTTGCTTCTCATAATTACCATACTCTGGTAAATACCTTCTTACCATTGATTTTAAATCATTAGGTTTTTCCTCGTTTAGTAGATATTTTGCAAGCATACCATCTAAACAAGTACCTCTATAGAATATTCGATACTTTTGGTTTATCTGGTCATCAAATTTCCAGTTCCATGCAACCTTGGTTATCTCATAATTCTCAATTACCTCTTCCCCAAATTTCCTTAGCATCTTTTTCCAATTCCACCCTGGAGATGTATAATCTTTTGTTTCGAAATGGTCTAAAGGAATGGAAGCACCAAACCCTGGCATCCAGGATACTGAGAGTATAGTTGGCTTAAAACCCTTATTATATATAGGTTCTGCATTTGTTTCGTAGTCGCAGCAAGCATAACCCGTAGCTTTACAACAATCAATAAGTTTCTTAAGCTCCCTCTTGTTTTTTATTATTGTATACCGTGTCTCCATATTTTAAAATAGAAAAAGGGACATACCCACCAGTAGTAGATACATCCCTCATTATTAGTATTTCTCTTGTAAGTCTTCCAGATTAGAAGCTAATGCTGTCCAATCTTTCTTATAAGCATGAAGAGAATCAATAGTATGATATAGATAACCTGGTTTTACTCCTACCTCTTTAGCTACATATTGCATGAGTCTCCATGCAAGATATACATCATTACCGAAATGTTGTACAAAGTCCGAACTTCTTTGATGATAGCAAATATGTAATACCTTCTCTCCTTTACCATTCTGACGGATAAGGAAATCATAATACATTGAGCAAGGTATACGTTTACTTCCATCAAGGAATCTTAAATCTGTACCATGGAATATAGGGAGTACTGCTTTACGAGTATCATTATCCCTCTTAAGAAGTTCAATAACTGATTGCATTGCTGAATCACAGTTAAAAGAAGTACTACCATAAATGTCTAACGAGTTCCAAATACGCTCTGGGTAGGTGTAATCAAACTTACCATTCACCAAAAACTGTTCCCATAAATCTTTTCTCAATTCCCAAGCTTTACCTGGATTTAAATCATACCAACCAATTCTTTCTTTAAACTCGGCATCTGCCCATTCCTTTGAATGAGAGAATATGAATAACCATACTGGGTCTCCAAGTGAAGTTAAACAATATTGTTGGCAAATAAGTTCTTTTGTAATAAAATCCTCATTACCTTCAATCACTTTATTTTGATAGGTCTTTGGTTTTACAGTTTGACCATAACTGTTGAGTTCTCTGCCCATTTCGGACATTAACTCAAAACTGTTAGAATATATCCTCATATAATATAAATATTTAATTGTATGACATTGTAGAACTAACCCAGGTCATATGCCAGTAGCGATATACAAAATCATCAAAATCCTCTACCTCTTTTAATAACAAGGGTATATCTGGTTCTCCCCCGTTCTTTTTAATCTCAAAAACTTGGTAATAGAATTTGTTTACTAATCCTATACGCTTCTGATTTAAAAATTCCTTAGCTTCCATTGTTCTTTTGTTTTAAAAGTTTCTTTTTATAGGCTTTACGTTGAGAGTAAGAAATTACATTCTCGGGATATTCAATATCTTCGTATTCAAGAAGTAATTCTTTTGCTTTCATTGATTTATATGTTTCTTCATATAAATCTGGTCTGAGCACTTTAAAACTTCTAAAGAATACCTTGAATGAAGAGAATTCCTTCTCTGTACCCTTTTGGAATTTCTTCCATATCTCTTTTATTCTCTTATTCCATGAATTCTCCTCTGCTCCTTTAAGTACCTTCTTCAAAGGTTTATGGGTATGATACATTAGAAGTGTCTCCACATTTCCGTACATTTGAGTCGCAAATAGGTTGATTTGTACTGACTGGTCCGGCCCATATACGTACTCTGACATTCGTTGAATTAATAGGAAATCGAATATTAACCTCTTGGTAATCTCCGAAGCCCGAACTACCATTGTAATAACTGGGATGTCTTCCCCGAATCGTTTTGAAAAAGTCGCAGCTATTAGACATTGTTTACCGTTATCATGATGATTGTTAAACATATAAGTTATATTGTAATTCTGATTGTACTTATTTCTCAGTACTCTCAGTTTACTACGCAACAAGTCAAGCTTATTAAAATCTATGTAGTTATTCAATAAGCTAGTCCACTTAGTTTCTTTATAATTGAAACACCGCCCATAATCAAATTCTGGGTCTACCCATGCTTTTCGTATTTTTATAAATACATTATACACTACTGCTACCCCACTATTAGCCATAGCTCCTTTCCCAAATAGGATTGGGTCTAATCTTAGGAATCCCTCATTGAGTTTTTCCCATGCTTCCTGTGAAGTAGCAAATTCTAACGAATGGAGGGACTCCTCCGTATTAAGTTGAAGCCCCTCTAATTTCTTATTCCAACCCGACATATAATTGGCTGATTTTTAATTGGTTACTAATAATTTGTAGTTTGCCTCCATAAATTGAGACGTTGTTTTTTAAAGAATAAACTAAATAATCCGCAAGGAGTAAACCCATTCATGGCTAAGAATCCCATATAGAGATAGAAAGCTTTTACTAATGATTCCTGAAAATCTATTTCTTTGGTCATTACTTGAGTTTGTTTCCAGGGTCTACATTTAAGGAAGTTCCTTGCTTTATTGAGTTCATATATTACTTCCCATAAATATAGCTTCTCATTTTCATGAGATATCTCGCTCATTTCATGAAAACCTGGGGTATAAGAAACTATCTTATCATACTCTGCTCTATCCTCTCTTGCCCAATCAGTTGAACTTAATATAGGATATTTCCTTACACTTCGATGATCTGGGTACTTGATGAGTAGGTCTTTGACTCCGATTGCCATTACCTCAAATAAACTCTTTGCATCTTGGTATTTCAGAATATCTTCTGGCAATATATTAGAATACAAAAGCAAAGTAAAGAAGAATCCCAAGGCATCTGCTTGTTCCTCATTTGCATTTGCTAGACTGTTTAATACCTGAGTATATTCCTCTTGAGTTAAACAATCATTATTCCAACCATAGTTACGGTATATAGATACTACTTCATCTGTAGATTCGAATCCTTCGGTTAATTCCTCAATAACTCTACCAATAAAATCCTTTAGGATAACTTGGTTCTTTGGATTATTTATATCTAATGGGTAATCTGGTAGCTTTTCTATGGATTTATACCCAGAGAATTGTTCTATCCCAAGATCATACATTTCTTGTAGTATCCGTACCTCAGTTTCTTCTACCTGAGGCACTTGTTCATTTATATTCCTTATGTCCACTATTTTATGTTTTGAGATGAACCAAATCCTTTATCTCCTCTGCTTCCCCACATTTGTGATTCAATATAAAACTCCCCTTGCTGAATCTCCTCTGGCTCGGTAATATAAATGGGTACATGAATAAATTGTACCAGCTTTTGACCAGCCTCGATAACCTGAATTTCTTGAGAAGTGTTATATATCCCAATATGTATCTCTCCAACATAAGGGGAATCCACTATCTCGGCAGTAAAGATTAACCCTTTCTTAGTAGCTATACCAGATTTGTTTGCTGCCATTAACATAGATGCAGGAGGTTCTAGCAAACCTTTGATACCTGATGGGATAAGTATACGATGACCTGGTTTTAAAGCTATATGCCTTACAAAGGCTTCACCAAAAGGAACATCTAAATCATAACCTTCGGAGTCGAATTCATTTTTAGAATGAATATCCTCAGGGTATAAATTAGTTGGTACATAGAAATCTAACCCAGCATCATTTGGGTTTGCTCTGTTGGGAGATACTACCTCCCTTACTTTGATAAATCTAAATCTGTTCATAATATATTACATTTACGTAAAAGTTGTCCAAAGGTTAATTTCTCGGGTCTAGAAACATGTACTCCCAATGAATTACACATCCTGATTACATCAGTAGAACCCTCCATACATAAATTAGCAAGTACATCTTCTTGCTTTACAAAATAGTTTGGGTTGTTAAGGTATACCTTGAACATAGCCCATATCATCTCTATTGGTTTCATTATTTAGTACACTCTTTATAAAGTTCTCTAATACGTTTTCTTGGTACTTCAAATTTCTCAACTGTCTTTGAGATAATTTCTTTTTTCTCTTTCC